GTCGGTGGACGGTTTGACCTTACCCCTCTTTCGGGAAGGGAAGATCTGTCCGGATTTGTTGGTTGATCGCACAAAGATTGATGAAGATTTCCGCGCGTGTTTGGAAAATGCCATCGGCGAAGCCTGGGTTGAAGACCCTAAGGTTAAGCCTGTGGCGTTGGCCGAAGCGCTGAAAGTCCGCATGATCACCAAATGTCCTCCTATGTTGATGTTTGTGATGAACTCTTTTATTGATCCTCTGCGTAAGTTTTTACGAGAGTTGCCAGTGTTTGAATTGACTGGTACTCCGCAAGAGGAAACCATTATGGATCGAAACTTCCCTAATATTTATCGGAAGTTCTGTTCTGGAGATTACACGGGTGCGACTGATAATCTGCACTCCTGGGTCTCAGAATGTATTGTTGACGAACTTTGCGAAACTTATTACGCAGATATTGTCCGACATGATCCACGATGGTATGAGCTTTTTAAGCGATCACTTACTGGATTTGTCTTTGAAAGACAAGGTCATCGTTTTCAACAAGTCAGAGGACAGCTTATGGGAAGTGTTTCATCATTCCCGATTTTGTGCCTCGCTAATTATGCGATCTGTCGTATTGCCATGGAGTTAAATCCAAGCGATTGGACAGGATTGTTGATTAATGGTGATGACTGTGTTTTTGAATGTAATAGTGATTGCTATTATGAATGGTGTCGTATTGGTGAGATTGTTGGACTTTCTCCTTCTCCCGGTAAAGTCGACAGGGCCTTCTTTAGGCTACAGATGAATAGTCGGGTATTTATACCTTTGGTCGACCAGAAAGCAGCGAATAATTCGTTGAAAATGGCTCGTGAGAGCTTCGCTGATGTCCAGGATGAAGTTAATCATCTTTACTATACTTTTGAAGATAGTTCGAAGTATGAGAAGAGTCCAAAACGTCTGTGGTGGAAGATTCCGTTAATATTGGCTGGAGCGGCACGTGGTTTAGTGCGCTCGTCAACTGTTCCCCATGAAGGGTGTGATTTATTAACGTGTGATTATGATGGTAGCAGACGTGCTTTTGCATTTGAGTTGGATAATGCACCAAGAGATTTGCGGGAGGTAGCCTTAGATTATTTTGATAAGACCTTTAAGGGCCAAGTATTCGCTTCGGTAGATCGTGTCAAGTCGGCCTATCCATGGATGGAAAGGCATCTTCGATATAATCTACCTCGGAAGTATGGCGGCCTAGGTTTGCCAGGCACTCCCAGTGAGAATGATCTGAAATATGCTAGTTACCTATGTGAACAGAAACTGTCACCTCCTTTCTTTAAGAAATGGTTATTTCATAATAGAGTCATGGAGACTCTAAAGGATGTGATGTTACCCTGTCCCACGGGTGATAAGGAACCGGATTACGG